CTAAATTTACGTCTTAATCTATCAATAAACTTTTGGAAGTTTAATTCATCACGACTTATTTCACTTGCTCTTCCTAAATTAAATCCTGTTTCACTTAACAATCTTGTGACAGGAACATTTAAAGATTGATATAATTTCTTTTGAAAATATTGTACATCAGCTATCTCGCCTAAATTTTGTCCACCTTGGAGTGTAGTAATTTCAGTTCCTCTACCACCCTCTCTTCTTGGCATCCAAAAGTCTTCAAGCATTGACATGTGTTTACGATCATCTCGTACTTCACCTGTTGATGCATCATATACAACTTTATTTCTAAACTTATTCATGATGTCGTTTACATACTGCTCTGCTTTTAACTTAGGCAGATTACCAACATCAATATAAAATATTCTTCGTTCAGGTGCTCTTGATATTCGATAGATTACTATACTATCTTCTACCATTTTTAACTGGTTCACTGGTTTTATCGCTTTATGTAAATGCGATAATATCATACCAGAATTTAAATCAGTTAATCCTGATGGAGCAAATACAACTGAATCTAAAGATAGTTTAATACCTGTTGCTAAACTATCAGTAATTCCTTTGTCATTGTAAATGTAGTATTCTTGTATATCTTTTACTACGTCAACACCCTTATCATTTCTTTCTTTTTTATAATTCTTAATCTTACGAATTTTACGTGGATCTATAAATCTTAATTCATTAATTCCGTTTTTAGTATTTTTTGGATCTATAACTATATGATAGTACAGTCTTCCATCAACATACCATGTACGAAATATATCATGACCACGTAAATCAAAATCTAATAATTTATAAACTTCTTCGAACTCTTTTCTTATAGCTTCTTTAATATTATCTGAAGCTTTTAGATCATCTAAAACTACGTCAACTGAAAGACGTTGATTATCTAATACAATTGATTCATTTACAATGTCTTCAATTGCATTATCAGCATCTGGGTAATAAGAAACTTCACGATATCTTTTTATTAAATCGTTTTCGCCCTTAATACTCGCATCTAAATCAAGTGTTAATCCATAATATGCCGATGCGTCTGCTACCAACGTCGAACCATCTACATTAGATGGTGTGACAACCGAACTAAGTTCTTTCTTCGGTGTTTTTCTTTTAATCTCAAAGCCAAATAATTCTGCCATAATCTATTTCTAAGTTCTTTTTAGAACTCTGTTATTATATTTTAATTGGGAATGAACCAATTGGTGTATCAATTGAAATATTCACTCCTACACCATCACGTGAAGCTGTATCACTATCAAAGTAATTGTATTGAAATTCAACATCAAACGTTTCAACTGCATTTGCTGTATCATAGTCTAATTGAACTACACCAATAGAAATTGGATAAGCATCAACAAAACGATATGATTTAATAATTGCACCTGAACGATCTAATTGTCTTACTACTAAATCCGTTTGATAATCTCTTGGATTTACACGACCATTAGTTGTTTGATAATTTTGAATACCATTTGACCAACGTTCCATCGCATTTCTTACATTGAAATTTGTATCATTGTAAACTGTGACAGTCCATGGAGCAAATGTTCTTTCTCCTGCAAAATTAACAGCACGACCACGATATTGAACTGGAATGTTCTCTATTGTGCTTGCTGGTAATTGTGCTGCTTTACATAAAAATTGTGCTTGTGCACTTGCCAAAATCCCTGCAACAACGTAGCTAGGGAAAATTAACTCAACACGAAATTGATTGGGACGTGCTCCGCCACCAGTCATTTGTGCTTTAAAATCTGCTATATCAGCCATTTAAGTTTCTCCTTTAATTATTAGCCACCGATTTCACTAAAATTAACACTTGATCTTGCTGCTACAAATGTTAGATTAATGAAGTTGATTGAGCGATTAGGTTTAATGAAAATGCTTGCTACAAATTCATTTCTGTCGATTACTTCACCTGTATTATTTGTTTCATCACACACAACTCTAAAATCAGTAATACCACGACGACCTTGTACGTCTCTTAAGAATGGTTCTATTTGATTTTTGAATTGAGCACGAGTGAAAGAATCATTGAACTCAAACAATTGTGCTTTCGCAGCAATTGAGATCGCTTTTTCTAATACAATGAATAATCTTCGTACATTGATTCTATCGAAAGCACTTGGTGCTGACAATAAAGTTTTGTCTCCAAATAATTGAGTTCCTTCTCCTGGAAACGTCACAACTGGATTTACACCTTTTTGATAAAGTGAATCTCTTTGTGTTCTATTTGGATTAAATGCTAGTTTAACAACATTTTTAATTTGACCACGATTTGCACCTGCTGGTGAATACCATGGATCTTGAGCATAATCTGTTCTTGCGGCAAGACCAGCTACATCACCATTTAATGGGACATAACGATACTTGTCATTATAACGATCATACTGGAATTTATAACCAGAATCTAATATAGCATAAGAAGAACTTGGAAGTGCTGTTCTATATGTTATAATATCTGCTACTGGTGTCGCTGAAGCATCAGAAATATAAGAACCATTTGCTGCTTCTGGAGAGATAAAAGCTACTGCATCTTTTCTTACTTCTACGACGCTATTAATTACATAAGTTGCTGTTGCTGCTGTCGCTTTTCCTAAAAGGACTAACGATATGTCAAGCTGATCGTTTGCAAACAAAGCATAACCTGTTTGAATGTTTCCTGCAGTTATACCTGCATAATCATCAACACCACCAGTTAAAGAAGCATTTAATGCTGCTGTAATGTCTTTGTATGGTTGTGCTGCTGGAGCTGTACCCCAAGCAACTGCACTAGCATTAGCTGCATTATTAACTTCTGCTGATTGAGTTGGATGATCCATCCACCAAATGTATTTTGAATTTGAATTGATTACATCTCTGTAATAATTGTTTGAACCATCAGATTTTTTAGCACCTGATGCTTTTGAAACATATTCAAATTTTTCTAAGATTGTACCAGCTGTGCCAGTAAATAATCCATCTTCATCGATTACGATAATATGAATTTCATCATTAGATACGTTATTTGATGTTGCCCAAGCTGATGTGTCTGGCGATCTATCAAAGCTAGTTTCATAAGTCCAACCTGTGAAAGTCGACTTATCAGCCATTGATACTTTTAAAGAATTGCCACGTGATCCAGCCCACTTAGCTGCGAACTCGCCAACAGTTCCTTGACCACCTGCATATGATGATAAGTATTGTTCTGCGTTTTTAATTTTAACTGCGGTACCACTAATTCCTGCATTTCTATCAGTTGAACCATTTCCTCTTACTACGAATAAATTATTCGAGTATGATAAAAAGTTAGCTGCAGTAAAAAATGATTCAAAAGTTGAATCATCTGGTGTACCGAATCTTTCTACTAATTCGTTTTCGGATGTAATTTGCACTGGATCTTCGATTGGTCCCCATGCGAATTTACCTACAAATGCACCTGCACTTGTGGCAACATTAGGAACTATGCTTGTGAAGTCCTTTTCTGTGACAATTACTCCTGGACTTAATTGGAATGCCATTTTGCTCTCTCCTCTTTAATTATTGACACGTTTCTTGACAAACGTGCTATTTCTCTTACCTATTTAGTTTTTTCAAAAATTCGAAGGGTTTTCTCGGTCATTTCCATCATTTAAGAAGCCAAATGGAGTCAACTCTTCTTCAATCTCTTGTATTTGTTTTTTATATAACTCTTTTCTTATATTTACGTCCGTTATTTCTCTAAAATATACGTCAGCTGTAAGCCAAGCAAAGAGTACACACGTCATCACTAAATCATCAGTATAGCCATCGTCAGCTGAAAAATAACCATTTTTGCTGATAAATGTAGTTAATTCGCTAATAATAGTTGAATCAAATATTAATAAACTATTATTCTCAATTAAATTCTTTAATATGCTACAACCTTTTCTTTTTACAGATACATCAGTTGTGACACCTAGTGCACTTGATTTGTCACCAAATCCACCAGTAATTCTTTGTCCTTCATTCTTAACTCTTGCAACAAAGATAATATTCTCGTATTCTAATTCATTATGTAATATATAGGGAACTGTTTCACCACTATTAATTTCAATTAACACAAAAGCATTATTATAATCTCTTCCAATTTTATCTATAATACTTGGAACGAGTAGTATGCTAATTGTATTCGAACGATATTTACCTACAACTTTATAAGGCATTTCTGTTATATCAAAAATGCTAAGTGCTGTATAATCTCTTCCTGTTCCTTTACTCAAATCAACTACAATTACATACTTACGATTCGGTTCAGGCTTTTCTAATATATCTAAACCATCTTTAGAATATATGAATGGTTTAGGAGATAAATTTCTTAAAGTTTCACCACTAATAAGTGTAAGTGAACTTCCTAAAAATTCACAAAGTATTTCTTGATTAAATTTTACATCACCAAGTAATTTTCTTTGTGCTTCAGCCCAAGCTTTATCTCTTCCTGGAATTTTATCGTAAGGAATAAAAAGATTTTTAAATCCATTTTTATCATTTACAGCATCATTCCAAAATTTCCAAAAGTGATTATATCCTAATGGAGTAGAACTTAATAATATTTTTGTAGTTTCTCCTGCCATAATAGTAGGATAAACTGAAGTAAAAAATTCTTCTGCGATTTGATTTGGTATAATTGCAGCTTCATCAATATATAACCAATTAACTGACTTACCACGTATCGCACTTGGTGTTGTAGCAGAAGTAAATACTTTGCTACCATTTTCTAATTCTACATCTCCTTTATTCCAAGTCACAACACCTTGTTGCAACCATAAAGGTAAATTTTCATACATTAATTGATAACGATCTAAAACTTCTCTTGCGGTACTTCCTTTATTTGCTAATATACCAACAGTGACGTTATCATTAAACAATGTATAATGTACAATACATGCAGCAGAAGTAATAGTTTTTCCTTGCTGTCTTCCTTCCATTAAAATCACTTTACGATTATTCATGATTGTCCTTACTTTTTCTTTTTGACAATCATATAAAGCGAAAGGAATTAATCCTAAATCTAATGAAACTATTTTACAATAATTTTCTATAAAATAAATTGGATCTTCTTTACATTTAAGAAATTCTTGTACTTCTTGTTTTGTAAATTTTACTTTTACACCAACAGCTTTAAGTGCTGTATTTGCATTATAAAAATTTGTAGGCATAAGCCCTATCCACCTTTATTATATAACTACTATGTTTCCTAACATATTCGCAGGCTCAGTTTGACTACGATATTTAAATGTGTTTCCTGTAGAAGCAGACATTGGTATTGTAAATGTAATCGTTTGGTTTTGATCTGCTATATTAGCTGATGATCCTTGCGATGAAATAAAATCACCTGCAGGAGCAGCATTTGAAGTATCAAGTATTTCTAAAATTTGTCCTGAACGTGTATTTGTAAATCTTATAGTTTCACCTCTTTGAGCAATAATATCTGGGTCATTTGATCCAGCTGTAGGCAATCCTGGACCAGTCACAACGTAATGACTAGATGTAGCACCACCAAAAGAATAAGTTCTGTTTGTAAAAACTGTACCAGTTGCACCATTTACTGAAACGATTGCAGAATCTAAAGTAATAGATGAAGCAGTCGCATTTGATATTGTCATACCAGTACCAGCAATAAGAGCAATATCAGATAACGAAGCATTTGATCCTGTTAAACGAATTGTTCTTTGACCTGCTTGAATTGCTTCAGCACTTAAAGAAAAAGTGACAGGAGCTGGATTGTTATTTGTAAGAGTGATTGTACTTGCGTCAGTACGAGTAATTGTAAGTCCAGCATTCGCTGTTAAAATTGATATATCATCAGTTGTAGAATCTGATCCTGTTAATCTTACTTTTGCACCACTTGCTACTGTTTCTGAACTAATAGCATAAGTAGTATTTGTATCTATATCTGAGTTTGGTACGAAATTAGTTCCATCAAATTTAAGTGTTGC